GAAACCCGGTTTCGTCATATTCTTTCGTTAACTCGTAGATCTTACGATCTTCCTTGAAATAGGCAATGCTTTCTCCGCGTTTTTTATAACGTAGTTCTTCAAATACCGCCTTGCCATCGTAACATGTACCGACGAAATAGCCATTCAGTTTCGTGCATTCGGACAAGTTTCGCAAAAATTGGTGGAAACTGATCTTGTTCTCAAAGAAATAATGCATCGCGAATTGACAGGAACTAATTTGAAACCCACTTTCACCCACTCCATATTGTTGATAGACACCTTTTCCAAGTAACATAAGATCTTTGGGGCCATTTCCAAATACGGCCTTTGTGATTTGTTTGTCTTTTTCGGAAAGAAGGGCTTGTCCACTGCGAATATTCAACCCACTGTTTCCATTTACAAACAATGCGCGGGGCATATTTTCATATTGCATGCGCGCGCGTAAGAATCTGGCGCATGCCCCATCTACCATGTTATGAATATTATCTTTACTGATATCGATTCCGAATACAAAACCGAGTTTCCCACGAATCCATTTTTGTAAATCCCCTGCTTTTCCAACAGCGTAATCAATCAATGTGTCACCTCGTTTGCTTACACTCAATATAAGATTCTTTTTCACAAACATATTATGGAAATCACGTAGGGGTTGCGTAACCGTCTTTTCGCCGGAACGATTATAATACACATCATCGCCTTCTATAAATTCGGGAATGTTATTTCCCGTGGAAATCATATCTTCTGTAATCGGATGATGAATAGAATGCCAATTGTTATTCGCAACATGGTATGCATTCCCGTAGTTTTTAAGACCGGCACGCAATTCCGCCGTTTTATCATAACGCACGCGAATTGGAACCCATTTCCACCCGGGCAAATTTGTATCGACATATTTAAACTCAACGATCGTGCTTTCTGTAAAATATTCTCCTTCTTCCGTCATCATTTGTAGTTTTGACCCATCCTCTTTTAATAGTATATTTGTATAACAGGCCGTCTCATCGGATGGATTTGTGGGCTGAAATGGCATGGGTTTATATGTAGATTCGTTATCCACGTCCGATGGACTCGGCAATTTGTCATTCAAAATATCTTGACACGGGTTAATAAACCCATGCTTATTCACATCAAATCCACACATAAGCACTAAGGTTTTATATTGTGTTACGTTCTGAACGCCCTGTAAATTACGACCATCTTGAAACACAGAGTGCACCTTTTCCTTACCCGTTTTGTCTTTTTGAATCGACACCAAAAAGTCGATGGTATTGAATTCCGGTGGTTTCCACTTGAATGAATTTTCCCACGTAGATTTATAGAGAGGACCAGGGTGTCCACCTGGGCGTTTCGCCCCAACCGCCATGTCACAAGGCGTGAATATAAGTCCGTCCGTATTGTATTCAAAGAGTGCGTCATTTTTTTCTGTCATAGATAAAATCTTAGAACAAGCTGTGAATATCGTTACCGACTTACTCGTGGCGTAAAATGATTTGCATTTCACGCGTAATTCGGGAGAATGCGTCGGATTTTTTTTTTCAACCTCACCCTTGGGTTCCAAAATGGAGTGAAGTTTTAACAATTCCACGAAATTATATAGCAATTGAACACGAAATCGTTTTTCTTCGGCCTTTTCTTTTTCCTCGATGAGTTCTGTGGCCAAAGGCTCTTCGTTTTCATCTCTATTGTCATAAAACTCGTATTCGCGCACACTTTTCTTGTTTACAAAATAGATGTCAAATGCGGCATAAAGAGATATGCTTTCTCCATGTTTATTTTTTTGTATATATTCCCCGTCCAATAAACTATTATAAAGTTGCTTTTCGTTCGTTTTTGCGCCAGTGAAGATAACATTCATGTTCGTATCTATCATGTAAATATTGCCATTTTCATGAATATATAACAATTTACGCTCACCGTCGGCCTTATCTGTTACCGTATAATTTGATCGAATATTCGGCACTTGAGATTCACTGTTGTCTTGTGTGGGCGACGACTTTTTTTCTAAAATATTTTCAAGTTGTAACGTGTAGGATCCTGGGCCAATAAAGTCGCTAGGCGTGATGCGTTTTTGTATGTATTTATCTCCATGAACAAGTTTCATATAGGACTGAAGTATGTCGTTGCGGTCCGTATAGGAAATGGGAAATTTCGTCCCCTGTAACCCACTCAATATAATACGAATGCATTTGCGTAGCGCATCCATCAAGTTTTCAGATGTGTTGTAGGGAGAACCCACCCCTGTTTTTTCATTGTTGACTTCCAATTCAATTTCGTAATGTTCCACACCTTGAAATACGTTCGCATCTTGAATCAAATATTCCGGTATAGACACGCGTTTTCTTCCCTCCGTTTTTTTCGAATCTTTTACAATACTTAAATCAGCAAAGATGGGAAAATTGGGGTGATAAAACCGGACGCGATTTAAACAGCGAAAGGTTTTTTTCGAATCCATCCATTTTGACAAAATATTGCGCGCGATATTGGATTGCACATTATAGTCCTGTTCTGTTTGATAAGAAACGCGAAAATTGAAGTCGTCCATATCAAGGCGTTCGATATATTTACCGTCTTTGGCAAGCGCGGATGACTTTTTTGTGAATTTTATTTTATTAAATGCGGACGATGGCATGTCAATGATTTTTTGGAGGTTGTTTGTGCGACAATATTCTTGTATCAAATCCGTGCCTACAATTTCAGCGCGAATGTTTGACATTTTTACCATTCCGGTGTTCGGATCCGTATATTCATTTTGAATACGTAGAATTTGAATGCCATCCTCATTTAACGTCTTAAAGCCACATGCATATAATTGTTTTACTACATTGTCATAATCGATTTTACTTATGGGTCGCGACAAACGAGGGTTTGTCCCAAATCGTATCTCTAATTCATTCGATGTGCGATTCGTGGAAACAAAGGGGTTGCTCTCTAAATACTGCTTTACAATGTTCATAAACATATTCTTTTTTTCTTTTAAGGATTTATCGGGGATAGGGGACGACGCATCACGCGTCAAAGAGGGACGCGGCGATTCACGTATTTCCCCCTCTTCCAATTCCTCCATATTTTTTGCTGCCATAAATCTATATATTTTATGTATATATTTATCTTTGTATCTCTCTCGGAAAGATAAATATATAGAGTTCAATTTTCTTCCTCTTGTCGAATGTCAGCGTTTATTCTAACGCCACATACAAGCCGCGGCCAGTTCTTCATACAAGCCGTTCTTTTTGTATTTTTTGGTTTCATTGTATATACCAATTTTTTTCGCAAGATCCTCGAGTTCGCTCAGTTTATATTGCGAAACGGCCTTCAATGGTTTCGTATAATTTTCTAAACTTGTCATTTTTGTGCGCAATTCCGAGATCTGATCAAGGGTAAGAGGTTGTGTGTTTATTTTGTATTTTCCATATGTGTCTTTGTATAACACAAAGGTTGGTGATTCGGCCGATGTATCCGAAATAAATTCAAGCATGAATCTCTCGGTGGGATCCACGAGGATAACATTCATAGTATAAAAAACAACGAGTCCATATAAGCACAATAAGGATGTTTCTTTCTGGCTTGTTAAAAGTTCGGATAGTATCTCTTGTATCATGATTTTGGTAATCTTTGTGTTTACCTGTTTCATCTTCGTTGGATTCTTTTGAATATGGTCGGCGACTTGTTTTTTAATTTCCAATTCTTTTACGCCATAATTTCTTGTGATTTGTAAATATTCCGCATATCCATGGTTTGCGATATAAATACACCAAAATAGCGTGTCTTGTTGGGTTGGTGTGCATGTTTGAATAGGTTCTGTTTCCGGTTCCGGTTCCGGTTCACGAATCGTATTTTCTAGAATGGGTTCGCTTTCGTCAATCGATCCAAGTTGGTTCGAGTCGTCTTGTGCAATATTTTGTGTAATTATTTCTCGCACATGTTCCGGAACAGAAGAAAGTGACACGTCACACGGTTGCGCGAGTGGGATTGTTTGTCCGGAAACATCCTTATAAAACATGTATTTTCGCAATCGCTCCAATATAGGTTTGTTCTTGGGTTGAATAAAAAACAGGTTGTTTAAAAAGGACGACATGTTTTTTATCTATTTGTTCAGTGAGTTATAAGAAACTGTGACGTTGTCTTTATCTTCTTTTTCCAGAAAGAATGCGTTCTTGAACTCCTCCTTCTGGTATTCCATGGTAATGATGGAATCTTCTTGTTCTCGGGTATACTGTATATATTCATCTACCTCTTTCAATGTGTCTTCATTTACAAACGACAAATTGACATAGACCCCACTCTTGTTCTCATTTAGTTTACATAGGTTTTTTGAGAGTATCTTCAGGATCTCGATTTGGTGATATTTATTCATCGATTCAATTGTCGTTTTCATCTTATGCAAACTATCTGGGCTTTTGAAAGTAGGGCATGTATCGGTATCTGTAAATGTATTCATTGTAAGAGTTGATTGTGTATATCAGGAAGTTCTTATATCATTTCGGAAAAAAATAACGTATTATGTCAGATTCGTCGCCGCCTACTCCTCTTCATTCTCATCATCTTCATCTTCGTCTACATCGACATCCACATCTCCCCCCAAAATTTTCAATTGAGGACGCTTAGGCTTTGGATTACGTTGTCCGAAGGAATCGTTTGATTGTTCGACCAACTTACCAATCACCCAAATGTTTTTATCAAACAATTCAAATCGGCTACCGATAACACGGACAACAATTTTCATGTTTTCCTTCACGGCGCTGAATTGCTTATCGTTAAAACTATGATCTCTCGCCACAAATGCTACGATGGGGGTAGCACCAGATTCGTCGTCGATGACTTCCGCGTGAATTCCTGCCTTGGTTACCGTTTTCACCACGGCTTCGATAAGCATTCCTTCCACGGGGTTGCAAATCATGCATTCATAAACTACTTGGAATTCGACTTTTTCGTTGTTTATCACGCCAGCGGAATAACTTACCACTTTGGCGGAACCCGGGCGAATAAACCCCTCGGGGATACACTTTCCTTCGGTTTGCTTCGAGATCATTCTTTCTAAATTTTGCTTTACATTCTTACCGACTTCGTTCATACTGAGATACATTTTGGAAGTCAATAAGGACTTGATATACACGCCATAAATCTTTTTGGTATCCTGTTGTTTTGCATGTCGCATTTCGGCCATGGTGGTATTCGTATATATATTTCGCTATATATAAATTGTTTTTCGAATTCAATTTTTTGGCGTTGC